GGTACGTCTTCAACAATATCTTCATCTATGTCGTCACGATCATCGTCGATGTTATTAGTGGTATCTTCAAAGATATCCCTAAAAGGGTCGTCATTGTCATCGTCGTCGTCAGATCGAGGAAACTGATCTGCTAGTTCGTCAGGTGTTTCTATCGGGAAACCACTATCGTTATATACTCCGGTTTCTGGGTTTTCTCCTATATAATCTTTATAATCTTCAAGTTCTGCTACAACCCAGTCTTCTCCTAGAACACCATTAGGATCTGGTATCAAGACGGTCCCGTCGTCTTTGACAATAAACCAAGGTAGCCCTCCCGCCACAGTTTCATTCTCGTCTGGCGTAGGAGGCTCTACAAAACCTTCGTCTTCGTCTTCGTCTTGGTCTTCGTCTTGATCTTGGTCTTGGTCTTGGTCTTGGTCTTCTAGTTCTTCTTCTGGTTCTTGATCTGGTTGTGACTCAGGCTCATCGTCTAACAGACTAGGCAGGTCGTCGTTTTCATTAGAGTCATCGATAGCGTCCTGAATAGGATCAGCGTCGTCTTTAGTATCAGAATCAGCAGGAGCATCATCTGCTATAGTATCGTCGCCTTCCTGAATAACATCAGTTTCGTCTGTGTCTTGATTGTCATCAGTATCTTCAGAACCAGCCGCACCTCCTTCTTCGTCTTCAAGTGGCGGGAGAACCGGAGGATCTATATCTAACTCATCGTCAATAATATCAGGAGCATCGTCTTGATCCTCTAGCACAGGGTCATCCGCTACAAAAGGGTCTTCCTCACGAATATCTTCAGGTTCGGATTCTGGCTCTTCTTCTTGCTGTGCAAGCCATTCTTGATAACCGCCAGCCTCTTCTATTTGTTTTGCTATATCTTCAATAGCAGAGCTATCTTGAGACTCTACCGCTGTTTCTAACGCACGCAACACTCTTGGATCTATATCGTCAGGAATCCCTTGAGTACCTACAAACTCTGGCAGATCAAATCCTGCCTCTCTAAGAATTTGTTGCATCGTTTGATAAGCATCAGTTATTCCGCCAACAAATGACCGAACTGAACGATCAGGCTCATCGTCGCCGGGAGGAGCTTCAGTACCCCTATCTCTGCCTTTTTTTCTTGGTAACTTTCCCGGTGGTAATGCCATTTACTTTTCCCTCGATACGCCCTTAGTTTTTTCATAAGAACGCATTGCACCAAGACCAAGCATACCCATAAGTACAGGCATCATGGTCTCTAGATCAATAAGCGGTATAGTCACTTCAATAGCCAACAATGCCAGAATAAAATTAGTAAACGGTATAACCATAAAGTTACCTGTCATACCTAGTACACAACACCAGCCAACAGCAGGTCGCCATCCAGAGACGAACAAGGACTTGTGTGATGCTTCTACCTTGTTGACTTCTATCTGTGCCGTAGCAAGCTCCTGAGCGTGTATCTGAGCCATTGTAGCGACTTCGTGGGCTAACCTTGCCTTCTGGTCCTTGTCCTGTATAAACTTGTCTAGTAAGCCTGTGACAGGCCCTATGAGTGCTTCTATCATCTTATGTACTCAGCAAAGACTAACGCACCAAGAATAAAAGGATACAAAGCAAAGACAGCTTGACGGTTGACAGTAATGTCCTTACCTGCTAAATCAAGTTGACGTTGAATCATTTCGTAACGAACAAGGCATTCCTTCTCGTGTCCTTCGAGCCTAGCTATTAGTTCCTCTGTTCTAGTCATTACTTACCACCTGTTATAATAAACATTAACAACCCAGCTAAAAGCCCTGTCATCGTCACTATAGCCAAAGAACTAACAAGTGCTTCCTTTAGTTCTTGTTGTCTATAAACCGTTTCTTCTCTTTCTCTTGCTATGTTCTTCTTTAGTTCACGAAACTCTAAAAGTCCTTGACTACCGTATGCGTAGTTCAACATGGTTATCAAGTCTCTTTGCTGTGCTTCTATCTTCTTCTTGGCGGCAAAAGCCTGTATAGCCTCTGCTTCAACACTTTTCCTAAATACAACCTTCTTAAAAGGTGATTTCCTTTTTGCCTTGTTGTCTGCGTAGATAACATCAGACGCGTGTCCGTACCAAGTACTTATCTGCATCATAGTGTCTTCAGCAGCTCTCCCTGCTTCTACCATTGCCTTTGCCATAGCAAACGCTTTAGAGGCACCGGCAATAGCGGTAACAGGGTCAATCATTAAGGCTCTAGGCCTCCACCACCACCACCGCCGCTACCATCAGCACCGTAAAAATCAGAAAAGTCAGACTCAGCCAAAGAACTTTTGTTAATCAAAGCTCTAACGTCAGTGTCGTTAATAGAAACTTGAGTTGTGAGGGTACCGGAAATATTATTTGCCTCACCATGAATTCTTCCAAGGCTTATTGATCCACTAGACTGAAGAGGCATTAGGCTGTACCAAACGCAGTAATGTCGCCTTCAGCAACAATAGCGCCAGTAGTCATAACTTTAAACACAGTGTTGCCGTTATAACTAAATAATAAGTTATTACTAACTTCTTGTATTGTCCAGTTACTTAATGTCAAAGCAGTAGGATTACTACCTACTTCAATAACTGAACCGTTTGCGTCTTCTGTATAGAGTCTTTTATTTGTTAAATCAAAAGCAGGCTCGGCCTGTAACAAAGAAGAAGCGGCGGGTGCACCAGAGCCGTTTTTAAGTTTAATAGTAGTAGCCATGATTAATCCTCGTAAATTTCAATTCCAATTGCTTCTTTGTATGTATTTGTTTCTGCAATAAGCGTAAAGATTTCGTTAATACTTTTTGCCTGATCTTCTTCTAATACATCATATTCAAAAGAAGTAACGCGCATTACATACTTTTCTCTATAAATACCCCCGTACTCAGGAGGCTGACTGTACTGCTTTACGGTTACTCCAACAGATACAATAAGATCTTCTTCAGTTGTAGGGCTTAGTTCCGCATTATAAATCTCACGCTTCATATTTTATCAACAGCCTTAAGGAATAAAGCCGCCTCCTGTCTCAATGGATTCAACATCAAAGTCATGAGTAGCAATGCCGGCGTTTTCGTTGTACCCAGTAGCGTTGACTCCAAGAGTTAATGTTCCAGTTATTCTTCTGTTGCCGTTAGCAAAAGTAGCCGCTTGAATGGAAATCCCCGCTGATTGACCATTAGTTAGAGTTTGGTAAACATTATCTTGAAGAGCGTGCGTTGTTGAGTAAAAATTTGCGCCCACAACAAAGGCAGATCCAGTGGTCCCTGTTGATGATGAAGTCCAATTTATTTTAACGTCAACAGTTGAAGGAACCGTAAGTGTCCCCATAGTTGTAAAGGCGCTTGTTAACTGTGTACTAGACCCAGTCGCTGTCCCAGTAGAGCCAGCGTTTCTCATGGTCGCGTTGCTACCCAATTTTTCTGAACACTCTAAATAAAGAGTTGTCCCAGAAAGCCTGAACCTAACGAAAATTCTACAAGTGTTTCCATTTCCGCCAGAGTTGGTTGAATAGTATTGCTCTAGTGTTTCGCCGGCTTGAGACTGATTAGTAGAAGAATAAGAGTAGCTACCAAAGTCAGAGTTACTTCCACCGCCACCTCCGCCAGATCCTTGAACATCTAAGTACACGTTCAACGTGCCAATGTTGCCTCCAGATCTGGCTTCTGCGTATTGAAGTGTAGGGCTTGATCCTAAAGTTACTGTAGGTGATCGAAGTACATAGTTATCGCCCAACGTGCCACTACCACTGGTCTCTGCGTAAACGTAATATGTTCCTGCGTCTGCCGTTGAAAGCCCTGTGCTACCAGAGGGCGTTCCAAAAGCATCCCTGTTCCATCTGTAAGATGTAGTACCTGTTGCTAGACTTACAAACGATGCGCCACTGTAACTACTAGCGGGAACATCTGTAGTAGATGTTTGCCAGCTTTCAGTTGAGGATTCAAATGAGTAAGTCGTACCGTCCAACCTGATGTCATCTAACTGCAAGTCTCCTTGGTAAGACGTTCCTGATGAGCCGTTGGTATAAATAAAAACTAACTTAACGTCTTCTCCTGCATAAGCAGAAATATTTACGTCACGCGTAGACCATGATGCGTTTTGACCAGTAACACTATCTAAAGAACTAGAAAGACCTTCGGATATGCCTCCGCCGCCACCACCTCCGCCACCATCAGCACCATAAAAATCAGCAAACTCCATTTCGCTGGCTGATGATGCGCTAATTAAACCTCTAATATCCGTATCGTTTACAGTTGCCTGGGTATCAGTAGTTCCTCCAGCCTCAACGTGGATGTCGTCTAAAGTAATTTGTCCTGATGACTGTAGTGGCATTACTTAGACTCCAATGCCTCAACACGAGCTTTCAACTCTTTAACAGCTTCTACAAGCAACCCTGTAACCGCGTCATACTCAACCACATAATACTCTTTGTCGTGCTCTCCTGTTTGTAGTGGTAAAGCTTGAGACTTAACGGCCTCCGGCAAAACCTCCATAATTTCTTGAGCCACAATTCCTGCGGCTTTTTCGCCATTGTGGTTGCGTACAAAAGTTACGCCGTTTATTTGGCCTACTTTATCTAACGCATTAGAAATATTAGTAATGTCTGATTTAAGCCGACGATCTGAAATAGTGGTTGAGTAAGCAATAACGTTGCCATCAAAGTGAGCGTCTTGGCTGTTATCAACATACATACCAATATTGCCACCACCATCAGTAATAACAATTCGGTTGCTTAATGTGCGAATGTCTAAGCCGTCTTGGTTTCCAGTATACGATCCAAGAATAGTATTATGAGATCCTGTTGTAATTAACAATCCTGCTCGATATCCAACAGCAGTAGAATAATTGCTCGATGAGGCTCCCCCTAAAGCAGAATGGCCTATTGCTACGTTGTAGTTTTCGGTATTGATATTGTCTAAAGTATTTTTTCCAATAGCGACGTTGTCCGACCCAGTTGTAATTGCCACGCCAGCTTCATAGCCCAGAAGAGTATTGTCATTGCCGCTAGTTATTTGATTTCCTGTCCTATATCCCAAACAAGTATTAGCAAAGCACCCTGATGCTAAATTTGATGTCATAGAATACTTGCCGATTGCAATATTTCGACCAGTTCCGCTATCAGCACCGTCTAAGGCGTAGTTTCCTATAGCAATATTGTCGATAGAGTTTGTCTGCAAACCGGCTTGAAATCCGATAGCAACATTGTCATCTCCGGTAGTTACCCCTGTAAGAGCTTTTGAGCCGATAGCTACGTTACGAAGAGCGGTTGATAGAATACTATCTAAAGCGGTATTACCAATTGCAACGTTATCTGTTCCTACGGGGTAGTTTCCGTCTAGCTTTATAGTTCCGCTGTCTATCGACACGTCTCCTGCAACAGTAAGACCGTCAGTTACAACATCTCCAGTAACATCAATACCTGAGGAGCTAACTCGCAAACGTTCTTCAGTTACAACGACTGGTCCTTGAGATCTAGGAGCGGCAATCACTACAGATCGTAAAGAATTATTGGTTCTTGGTTGTATTACTAAATGCCCTTCTTCGGCAAATATACCTGACCCGCCCGAGCCTGTTTGATACATTGAGGGCGTTGCAATAGAAGTTTCAAAGCTATCAAAGTTTTGTCCTGCAACAATAATTTTTCCACCTGAAGCCCCGCCAACAATCACATCGCCTGTGAACGTGCCACTACCAGTAACGTCGATGCCTGTGGAATTAACAGACAAACGTTCTGAGCCGTTGGTATCTACGGTAAAATTATTACCTACTACGCCAATATTAGGAACAACAGTGGTATCTCCGTCTGCAATCTCAATACGTGCTCTTGAATCGCCTGATTCAACACGGACAACATTATCTATAGTAGCGTGATATACATGTAGTGGTTTTTGTGGACTGCTAACCCCAAGACCCAACGACTCCGCAGAAGCATCCCAGAACAACTTCGCAGTCGTGCCAGTGTCTTCGTAGAAGCTGATATCGCCGCCTGAACCAATATTAGCGTACTTTGTACCGCCTACATAAAAACCTAGATTTGGAGTAGTTCCTGATGTTCGTATACTACCTTCAGTTAAAGAAGTGTCAGCAACTAGTCTAACGTCAACAGTGCTATCTGAAGTTGCTACAATCGTTGCTTGTGAGCTTTTATCAACAGTCAAACCATCAAAGGTTGGAGTATCAGTAGTAGCTACGCCTTGATCCAGAGACTTAACAGCAGTAAGGTCAGTTAGCTCAGAGTCCATCAAGGCACCAGCAGCAGTAACATTAGTTGTGTCTGTTACGTCTGCATTAGCCTCAATGTTGTCTAGTTTAGCGCCATCTACTCCTACGTCACGGCCATCCACATTACCCGTAACAGTGATATTTCCATTAACGTTAAAATTATCATCAGTTTCCCAGACATCAGTTGTTTCATTCCACTGAAATACTTTATCTGCGCTAGTTCCACGCTCAACAGTAATGCCTGAGTTTTGAGAGGGAGCGCCAGTGTGATTGCTATTTAAGACAATGTTGTTATCTGCAAGGTTAATGGTTTCAGTATTAACCGTAGTAGTGGTTCCGTTAACCGTTAGGTCTCCCCCAACAATTACGTTAGAGGATGTTTGCAAGGTTCCGGTTGTTGTTATGTTTCCAGTGCCAGTAATATTATTTGAGTTTAAATCTAAATTCCCACCTAACTGGGGTGAAGTGTCTTCTACTAAATTCTGCATTGCCGAGTCGGCAGTAGTGCCTTGTGCGGAAGTCGCGTAATCAGAAGAGTCGAAAGCCTTAACTTGCGCCAAGTTAGTTACTTCACTGTCCATTAGCGCGCCAGCGGCTGCGACATTTAGAGCGTCTGTTACATCTGCTAAGGCTTCAATACCATCCAGCTTGGTCCCGTCTGTAGCTACGTCACGTCCGTCAAAGGTGCTATTAGTAGTAATGGCGCCGGTCACTGCTCCGCCAGCTTTGGGAAGTGCATTGTCAGCAGTGGTTCCTTGGGCAGAGGTAGCATAGTCTGATGAGTCAAATGCTTTTACTTGTGCAAGATTTGTTACCTCTGAATCCATTAACGCACCAGCGGCGGCAACATTAGTTGCTCCAACGGCTTCAATATTGTTCCACGCGGAACCCGTATAAATTCTTGTGGTGTTATCTGACGTATTAAAATACCAATCACCTGCCGTAACAGCATTCCCGTTACCATCTACTGTCGGGTTTGATGAGGCGCTTCCAAGATAAAAAGCATTAATAGATGTTAGGCTAGATGCCGCTGAAGTTGCACTGTTAGATGCGTTTGTAGCGCTTGTAGATGCTGAAAAAGCTGAAGAGGCGGCGGCGGTCGCAGCAGTAGAGGCGATTGAAGCGCTTGTAGCGGCTTGTCCGGCCTTTGTGCTTGCAGTAGTTGCTGATGCAGAGGCTTCTCCGGCCTTTGTGCTTGCAGTAGTTGCTGATGCAGAAGCATTAGTCTCTGCTGTTTCCGCAGATGTTTTTGCAGATACTGCGTCTATTTTAGCTTGGCTTGCTGTCTGAGCAGAAGTACCAGCTTGGGTTGCGAAACTACTAGCGTTTGTTTCTGAAGTTGCTGCGTTTTGTGCGTCGAATCCGCTATTGACTTGAGCACTTATAGCAAGACCTGCGGCAACACTGGCGGTAGCGGCCGAGGACGCCGCGGCTGTTGCACGATCGGTCGCGGTTGTTGCTGACGATGAAGCAGAGGCTGAATCAATACTTACCTGAGACGCTATGGCATCTGTAGTTGCGTCACCAGATCCACCTTCTCCGCGAAAGATACCCATAGACTACTCCAAAAAGAAAATAAAAAAGGGGCCATTGCTGACCCCCTGTAGACTTACTCGTCGCAAACTGCGAGAATAAAGCCAGACTCTGGACGATATACTTCAACACCGTACAAAGTGTCCGACGTAAACAGTGTTGACAGGTATTCCTGCTTGTACTGTGTCTGTGAACGGACAGCCATCTGCTCTGCCATTACAAGAGCTTCAGCGTGGAAGAACAAACAACCACGAACGTCAGAAGTAGAAGCAGAGTTTTGAGCCGCCGCTTCAAGTACTGGAGCGTTACTTGAGACATAAATGTCTACACCGTAAAGGTTACCAATAAGACCAGACTCTACACCACGTCCGCTTACAAAGTCAGAAGACACGTATCGGTCGATACCCATCAGAGACTTACGTACAGCAGGTGGTACTACAACACAACGACCTTCCATAGGTACATCAGCGTCGTCCATCAGCTTAATAGCTTCACGGAAACCAAGGTCAGTGAAGTTGTCGCCTGTAGTTACAGTGTCAACAGCATAAGCAGCAAGAGGACCATCTGTGTCTTCTCCGTTAAAGTAGAAGCTATGGCTGTTAACCCAGTTAGCACCAGTGTTAGCTGGAGTCTGAGTACGAGTACCATCACCAAAGCCAGTAGCCGCATTCATAAGGTCAGTGTCTACCTTAAGAGCAAGCTGATAACCAGCGTCTTGAGTATAGAACTGACGTAGGCTGTTAAGAGCCTGTACTTCAGCAATATCTTCAATCAGACGTGAGTACTCAAAGTGACGATCAACGCTAATAGTCAACTCTGACTCAAGGTTTGCTTGGATCTGAACAGCCGCAGACTCTGCTTTTGCAGAAGCCGCACCACGAGTAGGCTTAGGAATGTGAATTACATCACCTTTCTTGCCAGCCATTTGAATGCGCTTGACAAGAGGAGCCATCTTAAGGTTCTTTTGGTAAGCCGCAATAATTTCATCACTCCAGATTTCTGGAATAAACGTACCTACTGCGGTTTTGTCTACTACAGCGTTAGCTGTAAAATAGGCACCGGAAGTTTCATTAGCCATGATTAATCTCCTTTAGATTACTTGACCCGACCCTCCGCGTATGCTTGGAATATTTCATTCGACAAAGACTGATAACGCTCGGGGTCTGTTTTCATAAGTTTAATAATGTCGGCCCTGCGATATGTTTTTTTACGTGGTGCAGAAGAACTTCCTCTTGCGTTACCTGTATTAGCCGCTTTTACTTGCTGTTTACGCGCTTGTTTTTCAACAGAGGCGGTCTGTTGTGCAACTGTTTTACGTTCTTTCCAGAGCGTAAATAGTTCATCAGCAGAATCAGCGTCGTATTGTTGATCAGCCGCTACAAATAATTGAGTCCTAATCTTAGATCCTTTAATCCATTCTGCAAACTTAGGATCTCCTAGTATTGTTTGCATATCTGGATGCTTAGACTGAAGTGAAGCAAGAGATGATTGCTTCTTGTATTGCATTGAATACTCTTCAGCTTCTCTAATTTTAGGATGATTCTCAATTGCTCGATTAACTGCACCTTGAGGGTCTGTAAAATAATCAATATCGTCAGCAGGCTCAACGTGTTGTTGAGGTGCTTGTGCGGGTTCTTGACTACTAATGTAATCATCAACCACTTTACGAAGTTCACCTACTTCAGAAGACTGACGACCTAAAAGCTTTTCGGCTTCTTGGTGCATTTGTACTATTTCTTCTAAAGCTTTACCTTGATATTTCTCTGGCAAAGTAGGCTGTTCTTGAGGTTGCTCAACTTCTTGTTGAATCTCTTGAACTTCGTTTTTTTCAACTTGATCGGTGTTTTCCTCTTCAGGGGACTGATCAATTAGCGTTGCTCTGGACATAATTAAACTCCGTGATTGTTATCATTATGGAGATGTTATTGTTTACCTGCTTTTTCGTGTTCCCTAGTCCATTTCATGTGCGCTCCGGGGAATGAACCATCGGAACCATTAAGGTGGAAAGACGGGGCAGATACCATTTTAGTAGCATTAGCACCACAACCGCACCTACTGGTTGTAATGCCAGACTCTACCATTTCTTCAAAGACATGTCCGTTAGTACAACGGAAGTCATATATTTTATACATCTAGAGGATCTTCTTCTTCAGCTTCAGCTTGCTCTCTCGAAGCTTCGATAGTTGTTTGTAGATTAATAACAACTGCAAAAGCGGCGACTTGTCCTTTACGAAAGAATAAGTCTTCTATATCTTTTACGTTTTGTATATCCGCTAGGTGCGTTGCATTAGTAGAAAGTTCATTTACGAGTTGTTTGAAACCCTCGTGGTTAAAGAGTTCACTATAGTTACTGAAATAAGTTTCAAGCTCGGGAGTCATGAGTCTCTCTTTTTATTATATTATATAGTTATATTATAACATACTTTTATGCATTTGTCAAGCATTTCTTGTAGTTTTTCTTCTTCGTCCTGATGCCGTTACCGCATGCGCTATTCTTGTTGGTCCTGTTTTACGGCGAGACGACGAGGCTTTTTCAGATTTAGTCATCTTAGCCGCAACAGCTTTAGGTCTACAAGAAGGGTAAGGGCGTTTACTCTCACCTTTCTTTGCTGACTTACGGCCACAAGGCTTGCCTGTCTTAACGTCTACCCACTCTTCCTTGAACCACTTTTTAAGAGCGGTACCTTTTTTACTTTTTTTTACGGCCACTTTTAGTACCCCAGTTCTTAGCGCCGACTTTTCGGCATTTAGCTACAGCACCGGAAGCGTATGCAGAAGGCCAAACTTTATACCTAGCTTTGACCTTTTTTGCACAAGCGTCGTTAGCCTTTTTTCTTTTTGCTGGCACAAGTACCTCTCTTCTTTTTCTTGGCTGGTGGACGACCTACAACTTTTCCGTATGTTCCTTTTCCTTGTGGCATGTCTATTTCCTTTTTGATTTAGCGCCAGAACACTTCCAACGCTTTCTTGATAAGTTATTAGGCGTGTTAGGATCGTTTTGCTTAGACTTAGGTAGGCGTTTTTTAATACCTAGTGATCGAGCGCAGTAAGAGTCTCCTTTAGACGTTCCCGGTTTTACACGGGCGCCTCCTCCTTTAGCCTTACCTGCTTGGCCGTAGCTAACTTTCTTTCCTGACGACGTTACCTTTACCCGTGCTTTTCCTTTGGCTGGCCCCCGTTTTCGTGGCATTAGACAATTCCTCCATCTTCTTCTCTAGGTCGTCTAGGCGCTGGAACGTCCCTTTGAAGTGGTTGTTGACTTGGTCGAGTAGGAGTTGCATCTCTTTCTGAGTTATTAACATTGTTTTTACCTTTTATTGATTCTTCTTTTAGTAAGGCATCAGCAACGCGCATACGGCGTTCAAACTCTTTATCTTCTTGGTCACCTTCTTTAAGGTTCCTAGTGATAGCATTAATTTTATCTATCTCTACTTCTTGTGGCACAGCCTGAGCTTCTGCTGTTAGTTTAACAGCTCTAGCAGAAGACTCTTGAGCTTGAGCAGATAGTGCTTGAGTCTGTGACTGCTGGAACTCCATTTGTAATTGCTGTACTTGTTGTTGCATTTGTTGTGCTTGAGGGTTTGGCTGTGAAGCTTGAGAAAGGGCCGCTACTAGTTCTTCACGATTAGACAGATTCATGTTGTCAACCACTGACTGTATCAGTGTGTTGTACAGAGGAGAGTCTTTACCCATAGTCTGTAGTAACTGCACAAGCTGGGTTACTTCGTATTCTCTTGCAATAATACCAAGAGTACTACTAGCATTAAACTTATAGTCCGATACAGGATAGTTTTCAGGATCAAACTGCATATAACGATGAGCGGCTTTCTTAACAAAAGGAATTAGAAAAGACTGTTGGAAATTAATTAATGTTCGCTTATGGCGTTTAATGATAGCGCCAAGAGACATACTAATACCAGCGGCAGTGCTCTCGCCATTAACCTGACCTGCAATTCCTGCTGAGTCAACGGCTCCTGTTGCCTGCTGTACCATCTGTTGTAATGCTCCGGCCTGAGCAAAAGTGATTTGACTAACTTGACCAAAGTTAAAGGGCTGAAGAACTTCACGAGGATCTCCGTTAGTCAGTATCATCTTACCGGGACGTACTTCTGGTTTAGCGCCTCGTGGTAATCGGGTTGCGTCTATAGCCATCATTGGATGTATTGTTAAACTTAATGCATCAATACGAGCACGTAACTCAGTGTCAAGGGCTTTTTGACTGTTATAGCCTTTTTCGCATACACCACGACCCCAGAAACGTCCGGGGACTACATCCCAAGGAAACGCTACTACAGGACGATCCTGCATCATATACGGATTAGCTTCCGCTTTAAGTAGTATACCGCCGTTAGCGATAACTACTATAGCTTCTACATACTTTGATTTAGAATCTTCGGTTGATTCTTCATCTAAATTAATAGCATCTTCTAGCAGTTCTCTAGGTACTAAGCCATAATACTTAGTAAGACGAATCTTGTCATCGTTATAGATAGTAAGATCTTGATCAGGCTCTAAGTCTGTATCGGGGGCCGCGTTACCTATGTAAGTATCAATATAAACACCCTGTTCTTGTAACATCTCTACATGGTGTTTACTAACAAACTCATCAATTGCTACACCCATAGCATCATCTACAGACGTAGCTACAGGGTCTATTAGGAAGTTCTGAGGAAGTACAGGTTTAAGCTTTACAACGACACGCTCAGTGATGTTAACGCCAACGGCTTGTAGATCACCTCCCATTATAGGCTGTGTAGCAGGAGCCATTTCTTTAACTTCTTCAATAACAATCTCACCGACGCCTGTACCAAACACGGCTGAGTTAATTAAGCACTCAGCTACGGCCTTACGTACCATACAATTTTCAAAGTCTTCTGTAAGCTTGTTGCGTAAGAACTGTACATCTTTCTTATCTGTGTCTCCAGCGTTGTCGCTAACGTCAAACCACTTACCACGACCAAACGTAGCCTCTTCTAACTCAGCAACATTAGACTCAACTGCCTGTTGAAGTGCAGGAGAAATAATACGGGAACGCTCAGACCGACGCTCACTGTCAGCAGGATCCCATTGACCACGCCATAATCTATAATATTCTTCAAATTTCTGTTCATAATTGCTTTCGTAGTTATCCCTCCAGTCTTCGCATTTAACCATCACCCAATCTTCTAATGCTTCTTGAATCATTAACGGGTCTTGTTCGTATATCTCACTCATATTAATATCCTGCTATTACGTCTAAGATTTCAAGATCTTCTATTTCATAATCGTAGTCGTAAGCCACATTAGCTAACTGGTCGATGTACGCCAAAGCGTCAATCAAGTCGTCGTGGGTTAATGGATCAGGGAACTGAAACAGTTGATCTAAGAATCTACTATTCCACTCTCCTTTGTTTAATGTAATGTAGCCGTTCTCAAACCTGCCTTGTAACGCCCACATAACCCTATCAGTTTTCTTTCTGTTACCGTGTGTTAACTCTTCTACTCTAAAGAACGTACCGTATTTTTTTTGTAAGTCGACAAGAGGAGACATTACAGCTTGTTTAGCAATACCTCTTTCGATACCAACTGATACGGGACGATAGTCTCTAACGGCCTGAAATATTTTGGTTGCCGTTTCGTTAAGGCTCCAGCGTCCGTAGATAATATTATCAACAAACCAACCATGCTCACTAACTTTAACGACGGCAATGGCTGTTTCATCAAGTTTGCTATTCTTTGTTCGTTTCTTGTTGACTTCTTCAAAACCCGCCAAGTCAACTGCAATGTAATAGTCCCCTACTTCAGGCGTGTCGTCGCTAAAAGAGACCCAGTCCTCTTTAAACATTTCTGAACCACGGGCTTCAAACGACGCCATAAATTCTTGACGAAACGCATAAGAAGACATAGACTTTTTAGCAACATCGATTTCAGACGGGTCAAGAATAGGATTATCGTAAGAAGTAAAATGCCAAGCCTTGTAAGTTTCATCATCTCCTAGTTCCGCGTATTGATATAATTCGTAAAAGTGGTTCCTGCCCATCGGTGTACCGATAAACATTGCACAGCCTTTTTGGTCCGCCAGAGCAGGTCTTAGGATTTGTTCAAATACTTCTGGCTTCATGTCTGCGTATTCATCTAGAACAAGAAACTTTAACGACACCCCACGCATTGTCTCTGGTCTATCAGCCCCTTTGAGGCTAATGGTTGCTCCATTGACCAGCTTGATTTGTAAATTATTGATGTGGCTACCAGAGATAACAGGACTGCCAAGCTCAAGGAGAGTTTGCCACATGATGTCTCGTGCTTGTCCTTGGGTCGGCGCAACATAAAATACATGTCCTCTGTCTGCTTGTAATGCATTAACAATTAGCATCCATGCCGCTAGTCTGGACTTGCCAGTACGACGACCTGCCGCTACTATTTTAAATCGTGTGTTGTCTGCCCATACCTCTTGTTGCCAAGGCAGTAGTGCAATGTCAAGATCCACTAATACGTCCACATAACAGGCGTGGTGCCTCTTGTATCTACATGGATAAAGTCGTCAGCAATACCAATACCTGTAAATCCTAGCTCAATAGCCTTTGTCACTATCTTAAGGCGGAACACGGCGCTTGTTATTTTTATATCCGCCGCGATGCCCTGAGCGTGACATCCAGGTACTTCTTTCTTAGCTTCTATCGGATGCTCAGTTGGGTGTCGATACCCACTGGTGATAGTGAAAGGAAACCCACATGCCTCTCTCAACTCGTCCATCTTCTCTAGGAAGTCTTTCTCCATGTTATTGTGCCCAGTAACCTGACAGTTAAACTCTGAAGGGTCAAAATGCTTAAGATTCATCTGCTACTTCTCCTTCAATAATGGTAGGTTCTGGTACTTCTACTGCACCAACACCGCTAATGTTGATCTGAATGGCGTTTCTCCCTGCGTCTTTAACAATATCTTTTTCAAATGCAGCAACAGGAAGGATTCTATCCATAACTAACTTCCATGCGGCTGACTGATTCTTGTTTTCTGGGTCTAATGCGGCATCAAATATTGCATCCATTACAGCGCGGGAGCGAGGCGAGTTTAACATCCTTGCCTTATACTCATTAATGATTGCTGCATCACCCTTTGGGCGTCCAACAGACTTCCTATTCCCCTTTGCCTTACTAGAAACAGAAGTTCTTTTGGGTCTGCCTACAGGATTCTTTTTATTTTCCATTGTATAGGCTCTACCTAGTTTGCTTTCTGGTTTGTTATCTATACTTGTGGGTAATATGCACTAGTACTTAGTCTTAATGCATCGTACTTTTCGCTATAGTTCTATATATACATATATTATAGCATACTTTTATGCATTTGTCAACCCCTGTGGGGTAAAAACATTGTATTTACAGCACAGATTCTGTAGTTTTACAGTGCAGATTATCTATATAACTAGAAGTTCTACTAAAGTCTTGATATATAACGTAAAGTACTAGTAATAACCCTTTCCAATTTAGCTCTTTTTTGTATCTGGGGTGCACCTCCCCCGAAAGTGCGCGTAAAAAGTTCCCCCCCGCCGTCGCCTAGCATAGAAAATTACAAAGATCAAGTGTTTTTTTATACAGTACTGAGGTTTTGTACAGTAAAAGGTGAGAGTCTGTGAAGGTACTTCAAAGGCATAAATTAATCCAGATTAATTCTTTGACGCTTGCGCCACGTTCCCAGTTTGTTATAATCCAATGGTCGGGCAATAACGCACGACGTAATCTAAATAGGAATCATTCTCATGACCAACATCGAAACTCTAGGAACACGCATCGCCTCTGCCATGATCAAGGGAGACGCGGCAATCGCTAAGGCTAACGAGTCCACGCTCGATAAGATCTGCGACGAGGTTATTAAAGCCGCGCAAGCGGGCATCACTAAGAACGACCTTAAGCCACTACGCGCTAGCATCCACTCTCAGTACTGCGAAGCGGGCAACGAAGAATCAAGCGCGAATACTCAGGCATCTCAGGTCATGCGCCTAATAAAGGTCGCCGCTAATCTGGATAAGAAACTGTCTGAGTATCACGACATCAAGACGATTGAAGACGGCATATTGGTTCTTGAAACGGCATCGACGCGGTCGACGTCTTTAAAGACGTGCTACGAGGCTCTAGCCATCCCAGCGTCAGAGGTCGCCAGCGATGAAGAAGTCGAGGCGGAATCTGAGGCAAGCGAGCCAACGGCTGATAATGCGAACCCCATCGGCCATCTGTTCTCTGAATTCCTTCAAAGGGCGTTCGACAACGGACACACGAAAATGGAGATTGCCCATTACCTCGCACAGGTATCCATCGACCTACACCGCGACGCCAGCTAGACCCGCACCAACGTCCACACTTCAGCCGCCTTCGG